GATCTAATTTTCCTAACTTTTCTGAAGATGATTATATTAATAAACTCTATGAAAATTATGAAACGGGTGAAGGTAGGATTAAAGCATTTAGTCCAATACCATCAACGGCTTATCATTTATCTTGGAATGAACCAGCAGAAATTAAAACAGGCCATCTTTCTTGGCGTGACCTTTGGAATAGGATAGAACTATGAAGATAGAAATTGTATTAAGAACACACGACAGATCAAATGTGCATAAAACAAGTGTTATTGGTATTGATGTTGAACCAAGATATTGCCATTTAGAAAAGAAACCTTTAATCTTAGGTTGTATTGCATCTTTAATTAGATCAACGAATCAAGTTGAAGGACATGAGATAAGTTTTAAAGTTTTGGATGATCACAGTAGTGACGAATTTTTAGTTGAATTAGAAGAACTATTTGATAAGTCTAAATGGCCACATGAACTGATACACCTAAAACAACATGTTCTTAAATTCCCATTTAATGATTCAGCACTCAGAGCTTTTGAAGCATGTCGTGATTCTGACGCAGATTTAGTATATTCTGTAGAAGATGACTATTTACATGAACCAGGTTGTATTATGGAGATGATTGATACATGGCAAGAATTTACCAGATTATCTGGTCGTGAAATTGTATTGTTTCCATTTGATATGCCAGATGATTATCATCCAGTTCCTTCACCACCATCAACTATAGTTTATGGTCCTAAAAGACATTGGAGAACAGGTCTTTGGACAACCAATACTTTTTTTATGAGGCCTCAACTTATTATGGATAATTGGGAACTTTTTGAAAAATTAGCAACTGAATATGATCCAACATATTCTCTACCAAAAGAAAAACAAGTCAGTGAACTTAATACTATATGCAAAATATGGTTAGAAGGTAATGCTCTTAGATTTAGTCCTATTCCAAGTATTGCTTTACATATGCAATTTGAAAGACAAAAAGATCCATATATTAATTGGGAAAAATGGTGGCAAGAATATGCCAATCTTGATTAAAAATATAGCATAAATAGACCATAATAACCGACTTAAATGGATAATTATGGCAACCGTAAACGATAGAACCTCATTTAAAGACTACTGCCTACGAAGATTAGGCTTCCCTGTAATCGAAATTAATGTCGATCCAGAACAAATTGAAGACCGTATCAATGATGCAATTCAATATTGGACTGATTACCATTTTGATAGTTTACAAAAATTCTACTATATTCATAGACTAACGGCTGAAGATACTCAAAACAGATATCTCAAAATGAGTCCAGCTGATGTTGTAGATTCATCTAATAACCAAATTCAAGTTGTGGGTGTTACTAAAGTATTCCCTATTCAAGACTCTCAGGCAACAATCAATATGTTTGACTTGAGATATCAATTACGTCTTAATGAATTGTATGACTTTACTTCAGCTTCATACATTAACTATACCATGACGCAACAACATTTACGTTCACTAGAACTTCTTTTCACTGGTGAAATTCCTATTAGATTCCAACGACATATGAATAGACTTTATATTGATTGGAATTGGGGAACATCAGCTGCACCAGAAGGTTCAGTTGTTGTTGCTGAATGTTATGCAGCTTTAAATCCTGATACTTATCCTGATGTTTGGAATGACCGTTGGTTGAAAGAATATGCTACTGCACTTATCAAAAGAACTTGGGGTAATAACCTTAAAAAGTTTAGTGGTATGCAATTACCTGGTGGTGTTCAACTTAATGGTGACAAGATTTATGAAGAAGCAGAAACAGAAATCAAAGCACTAGAAGCAGAAATGGAAACCAAATACGGTGGTGTGTTAGAGTTCTATTTAAATTAATTAGGCATTTACATGGCAACTTCCCATTACTTTAATAATTATAACTCTGCCGCTGAACAGAATCTATTAGAAGATTTTATAGTTGAATCTATTAAAATCATGGGTTTTGATGCTCATTATATTCCCAATACAAATGATGCGGCTAGAGATTTATTATATGGTGAAGATCCACTCAAAAAATTTACTACAGCATTTCCCGTTGAAATGTATCTCTCTTCAGCATTAGAATACGGTGGTGATAAAGAATTCTTTTCTAAATTTGGTCTTGAAATTCGAAACAATGTAAATGTTATTGTATCTAGACGATCATTCAATCAACGAGTTCCACAAGATCAATACATAAGACCACTTGAAGGTGATCTAGTATGGATTCCATTTCTGTATGGAACTGGTGAACTTTATGAAATCAAATTTGTAGATGCTACTAAAGATTTCTTTGCATTAGGTCGTCAATCTCCTTATTTTTACGAACTACAACTTGAGAAATTTAAATTCTCTAATGAAGTTATTGACACTGGTGTGCCTGAAGTTGATGTTATTGCTTTTGAAGATTCATATACTATCCATTTTAATATGGAAAATTCAAGTAATAATTACACAGTCAAAGAGATTGTATTCCAATCTAATGATAGAACATTAGATAATGCTTACGCAAGTGCAACTGTGGCTAACTGGCAAGCTGGTTCTAATACATTATCAGTTATTAATATATTTGGTACATTTGTAGAAGGCGCAAATATTGTTGGTTCATATTCAAATACTGATATTAAATTATTAACTTACGATCCACTAGATGTCAACTTATCACGTGAAGTTTATGATAACAAGATTATTAGAACTGAAGCCAATTCAATTATTGACTTCTCAGAACAAAATCCTTTTGGTAAAATATAATGGCATATAACAGAATAATCAGAAAAATGGTTGTTGGATTTGGTAATATTTTTAACAATATTACTTTAACTCGATACAATCCAGATGGTTCTCAACAAGAGAACATGAAGATACCTATTGTCTATTCTGGAAAAGAACGATATGTTATGCGTTTACAGGAAGATCCATTTCTAGATAAGAAGGTTCAAACGAACTTACCTCGTATGTCGTTTGAATTAAATGGATTAAAATATGATGCCTCAAGAAAACAATTAACAAATATTAAGAATTATGCAAAGTCGGGCAATGCAGATACATTATTGGCTCAATACAATCCTGTTCCATATGATTTTGATTTTTCACTATTCATCTATGTAAGGAACATAGATGATGGTACACAAATTGTTGAACACATTTTACCATTCTTTACACCAGATTATACCCTTAAATTAAATCTTATTCCGGAAATGGGTATTGTCAAAGAGATACCTGTTCTTTTGAAAGATACTCAATATGAAGTTAAGTATGAAGGTGATAGAGAACAAGAAACAAGAAACATTATTTGGACACTAAACTTTACCGTTAAAGGTTTCGTCTATGGTTCTGTAACTGAACCTAAGATTATTAAAGCTTCATTTACAAATATGTTTGATGGTGATACATTGAACAGAAGTGTTATTGAATTCAATATGGATGGAACGGCTGGTTTTGGTGGCTATCAAGAAGGTGAATACATTTTCCAAGGTTATTCTTTACCCACATCTACAGCATCAGCTAGAGTTGTTAAGTGGAATCCAAACACTTTAGTTTTAACAGTTGATGCTTTAACTGGTAACTTTTTAATTGGCAAGCCTATTTACGGAGTAAAAACTGGTTCGATATATAGCTTTGGTTCTTATACTCTTGCACCACAAAAACTTGTTAGTGTTGAAGTTACGCCTAATCCACCTACAGCTAACGCTGAATCTAATTATACATATACCACAGTTATTAAAGAATTCCCTGACGCTTAGAGAGAAATTATGGCCACATTTGATGAAAATATGAGTGAAATTTTTGATGTAGACCCAACCAAAAAAGTTGAACAAAAAATTGAAGACTTACCAATAGTTCAAGAAGAACCTAATCTTATTGACCCTAAAGGTGTTGATAAAATTCTACAAGATGATCTAATGAAAGATTATGATACGTCACGCAGAGCTCTTCAAGATATTGTAAAAAAAGGTAACAATGCAATTGATGATATTTTAGAAATTGCTAGAGAATCAGAACATCCAAGAGCATTTGAAGTTGCCGCCACTATGATTAAAAATGTAGCTGAGGTTAATGAGAAGTTGATTAATCTTCAAAAACAAATGAAAGATATTACTGGTGCCAAAAATCAGGCACAATTGAACGTGGGTAAAGCTGCTATATTTGTAGGTTCTACTGCTGAACTTTCTAAAATGATTAAGAATGAAATTAAAACGATAGATAATGAGTGATAAAGAAACCTACCGTGATAACCCCCTTCTCAAACGAGTAGGTGTCAAATATAATTTCACACAAGAAGAAATTGCTGAGTATATTAAATGCTCACAAGATGCCGTTTATTTTGTTGAAAAATACATCAAGATTGTAAACGTAGATGAAGGTCTAATTCCATTTAAAATGTGGGACTTTCAAAAGAAAATGGTGGCAACTTTTAGAGATAATCGTTTTGTTATTATGAAGATGCCTCGCCAAGTTGGTAAAACAACCACCACTGTTGGTTATCTTCTTTGGCATACTCTCTTTCAAGATTCACAGAATGTTGCTATTCTTGCCAATAAAGGTTCTTTAGCTCGAGATATTTTAGCTAAGTATCAACTAGCTTATGAGAATTTACCTATCTGGTTACAACAAGGTATTGTGACATGGAATAAAGGTAATGTAGAATTAGAAAACGGTTCAAAGATTATATCTGCCTCAACATCATCAAGTGCAATTCGAGGAGGTTCTTTTAATCTAGTATTCTTAGACGAGTTTGCTTTCGTGCCAACCAATATGGCGACTGAGTTCTTTAACTCAGTCTATCCTGTAATTTCTTCTGGTAAGTCCACTAAGATTTTTATTGTTTCCACACCGAACGGTATGAATCTTTTCTACAAGATGTGGCAAGATGCTATTGAAAAGAAAAGTAGTTATGTGCCTCTTAATATCCATTGGTCAGATGTTCCGGGTCGTGATCAAAAGTGGCGTGAAGAAACAATTAGAAACACTAGTGAAGAACAATTTAGACAAGAGTTTGAAACTGAGTTCTTAGGTTCATCTAATACTCTTATTTCTGGACCTAAATTACAGTCTATGAGATATACCAATGCTTTAGGTAAATATCAAGACATGGATATCTATGAACATCCTGTTAAAGAAAATACTGAAGGTACCGTTAAAGAACATTTATATGCAATTTGTGTAGATGTGGCTGAAGGTAAACAATTAGATTCTTCAGCATTTACTGTAATAGATGTATCAACCACACCATATAAATTTGTAGCCAAGTATAAAAGTGCAGCTATTTCACCTATACTTTTCCCAACTATCATTCATAATGCAGCTAGATATTATAACAATGCATACATTTTGGTTGAGATAAATAATAATCCACAGGTAGCAGAGATATTACATGCAGACCTTGAATATGAGAATTTGATTAAAATTATGACAGGTAATAAAAAAGCACAGCAAATTTCAGCTGGCTTTGGTAGAGGAGTGCAATTAGGTGTTCGTATGACACCTCTTGTTAAACGAAGCGGATGTTCTAATCTTAAAACATTAATAGAATCCGATAAGTTATTAATTGAAGATTTTGATACAATATCTGAACTTTCAACATTTGTAGCTGGTAGAAGTTCATATGAAGCAGAAGAAGGTGCTAATGACGATCTGGTTATGACTCTTGTTCTATTTGCTTGGATGACCACTCAGAAGTATTTTAAAGATATAGTATCACATGACATACGAAAACAATTACAGCTGCAACATTTTTCACAAGTAGATGAAGAAATTCTACCTGTCGGTGAGCTAAATGATGGTCTAGATGCGCCTTTTGTTGTCGAAGGTGGTGATGTATGGGATTCTGGTAAAGGTGGTGAAACATATGCAGATTATTTCAAAGATATTACAAGGGGACTATAAAAATCGCTATACATAAATACATTGTATAGTAATTTACTATTCCCGATATTATAAAATCATAAGGAGAAAAACATGGGGTTTCAATTATCTCCAGGCGTAAATGTAACTGAGATTGACTTAACCACGGTCGTTCCATCAGTATCAACTACAGCCGGTGCTCTTGTTGGTGACTTCGCTTGGGGTCCAGCAAACGAAAGAATTCTG